TCGTGATTGACCTGGCCGTCGACCAAGCACCGACCGCAGCCACCGCAGCAGCACCCTTGCCCGGTGCCGACCTTGCCGTCACGCATGACTGGCTTGCCGTCCTGGAAGGTGATTTTGGTCATGGTGTGCTGCCGCCCGTGCCTCCCGTGCCGCCCGTGCCTCCAGTTCCTCCAGTTCCGCCAGTTCCGCCAGTTCCGCCAGTTCCGCCAGTGCTGCACTCTTCGGCGTCAAACCACTGGAGGCATCCGCTTGCGCTGTGGCCGAGCAACTGCACCTTCGTGCCGTCCCATCCAGGCCACTTCGTTATGTCCTCGCCGCCGATGGTTTTGCGGCAGGAGCCCTGGTCTTTGCTCGCCTCAAGTAGATACCAGCGGTCATTTGCTGCCTTGCCGATAACAACCCAGGATTCGGCCGGCACGTTGTGCGACAAGTTTGCGACGTTCTGGATCTTCTCTTCGCAAAGGTATTCGCCAACGCCCGACCGCTCGCCGCCGCCGCCAGAGCAGTGTGTCGGCACGCATCCCGTCTCCACCGTCTCCCAGACGGTCACCTCTGCGCAGGTGCCGATCGCCCAATCCTCGGCGACCTTGCCAACGCGGATCGAACCGCCGCCGCTGTCACCAAACCGCACCACGCACCACTTCGTGCCCGTTCCGTCATTGGTCGGGTACAGAATCCGCGCCGCTCCGTCCCCACCGGATTTCAGCTTGTCGCGGTCGGACGCCTTGACGTCGCAATGGGTGTGTTTCGCGTCGGTGATGTCCACCTGGACTTGGCAGACACCGGAGATCCACGCGCGGCCGATGGCGTTGGCCGCGATCGGCTCCAGGCAGATGACGAACTTGCCGCGGTGGGCGTTTGTTGGGGTCGTGCCCGTGACCGCGACTTGCGATTGGAAGGACTCCAGGCTGTCGGTGGGCGTGATGATGACGCCTGCGATCCCGAGCACGCCGAACCGGGAGACGTCGGACCCGCTCGTGTTTTTGACGAGCACGATATCGGCCTGGCGGTACTGCTCGATTGGACCGCCGCCGATTGGCCGGCGCTTGTAGGCTTCGGCCGCGTCCAGGCAGGCATTCCAGGCGGTCGCCGAGAGCTGCCTATCGCCCGGCCGGGCTCGCCGGAACGCGTCGCCGTTCATATGCCGACCCCGAGGGCCGCGAAGTCGCACGATTCGTAGACGCGCTCGACGTAGGCGGCTACGGGCCGCTTGACGAGGGCCGCGGCCCCTCCATCGACGGCGTCGGCATAGCGAACCCAGAGGTAATCGTGGCCGCTCTTTTCCGTGACCACGAAGTCCCCGACTGGCAGATTCACGGCATTCGGCGAGGCCGCGAACTTGAACGCGATTTCCCATTGCTTCATGCCGGTACGCGAGCCGCTTGCGCCGAGAAACAGCACCTCGCCGGCGGCGAAGCCCTGGAAGGCCGCGTCATTTGTCTTGCCTGTCGCATAGAACAGGGCGAGCTTGTACGCCCCCGTCACGTCCTCAGCGTCGAACTTCTTGGTGATCGTGAAGTTAAAGGCCGGGATCGTGACGTCGACGCCTGCGATGTTGTCGCCATTGACGCCGATGGCGCCCTTGAAGTCCGGCGGCGGCTTGAACGGGATCACCACTGGCGGGTAGACGCCGACGGTGGCGAGTGATTGCGTGATGTGTGCCGTCGCACCGCCGGTCTCGAATGTGTACTGGGTTTCGTCCTCATAGCCCTTGTACGGCACAATCGCTTCCCAGATGCCGTTTCCAAGCGGGTTCACCTCGATGCTTTCGGGCACGATGATGGTGCGCGTGAGGCCGTCGCCGATATAGGGCGGAGCCGTGAGAATCACAGCGTCGCGGACCTCGGCTTCGTTTTCGGTGCCGGTGATCAGGTATCGCAGTTCGGAGTTGTCGACCGCTCCGAAGGTCGTGCGGCCGCTATCCCACAGCTCCGTGATGTCGATGTTGGGCGGCAGTGTTGTCGGGCTCATGCGAATACCCCAGCAGCTTGGCGAACGTGTTGCTCGATGTTTTTCAGGAAGTCGGCCCCGCGTTCGACCCCGCGTGCCGTGCGCTCCGCGAGCGAATCAGACCCGAGACCGCGGACGGCGAAGGCGCTGAATGTGCCCTTGCTGTCCAGCTTGGCCTGCTCTTGGCCGAGATTCGTCATCAGGCCCTCTGGCTCTGGCGGCGGCTGGACGAACTTTTCCTTTTGGTCCTTTGCGCGTTGAGTCGCGTCTTTCGCCTCCCGCTTAGCCTTGTCGAGTGCCGCCATCGATTCTTGGCGCTGGCGATCAAACTCCGCAGTGTTGGCGTCTTCGGCAGCTTTCCAGTCGGCAGCCAGGGCATCGCCTTCCGGCGTTCTGGCGGCGTCGATTTCCGCTTTTCGCGCGCGGCGGCGTTCTTCGGTTTTCGCCTTTTTGTCAGCGGTCTCCGCGTCGAGGGTTTCGCCAGCCTTCTTCGTGGTTTCGTCGATCTGCTTGACGTGCGCCTCGACGTCGATATCCGCGCCCATCCACTTGCGGAACTTCACCCACAACTTTTCCATTTCGCCGACCCCCCAGTTGAGTTTCTGCTGGAGGAACCCGGTAAACGACAGCCAGCCTTGCTGCATGAACGACAGCGTTTCGTTGAACGCGGTTTCCATCGCGTACCACGGGTCGGTGAGCAGCATCGCGACGGAATAGGTGGCGTCCGTCCAGGCTTTGACGAATGCCTGTTTGGCGGTGATCCAAATCTGATTGATGAAGTTCACACCCTTCTGCCACTCCATCTTCAGCGATAGCCAGAGGATTTCGCCCGCGAGCTTGATGTCGCCCGTCGCGAGCGCGTCGCCGATTCCCTGCCATGCCGCGACCGCGTCGGTATGGAGTTCGGCGAACTTGCCCTTGAGCCATCCAAGGGCCTCGCCTGCAAGGCCGGACGATACGAGCATGTAGGCCCCGAACGCGGCCACGCCGGTAACGATCAGGCCGAGCGGAGTGAGCATGGCGGCCAGGATCGGGCCGAGCATGCCGACGGCTGACGCGGCGGCGGACGCGACAGTTGACAATCCCCCGAACAAGGTGCCGAGCGTTGCGATCCCGCGGCCGGCGAAAACGATCGCGGTGCCGGCCAGAGCAATCGCCGACCCGACTTTGGCGATGGTCTGCACAAGGACGCGATTCGACTTCACCCACTCCGCGGCCCTGGTGACGATCCGTGACAGGGTTTCGGGCCACTTCGTCATGAGCGGCAGAATGGCCGATCCGATCGCCGCCCGCAGCTTGAAGAATGCGTCCTGCAGTCCGGTCAGCGCGCCGACGTAGTTCATCACGTTGGCCGCGTCGCGAGCGTTGACCAGTTGCGACCCCTCCATGGCGGCCGTGGCGAAACTATGGGCAATCGCCGCCAGCGGCGCCGTGATCGCCGCCCCCATGGCCGCGATCTTGGCTCCCTGCCACGAAACGGCGTTGCCGAAGTCCTTCAGAGCAATTGAGGCCGCATGGAGCGGCCGCGAAACCTTGTCGCGGAGCGTCAGTTCGATGTATGCCGCACCGGCGCGGATGGCGGACGATGACACGTTTCAGCCCCTCGCTTGTTTCGGGAGGAAAATGCTTTTCAGGATCGTGATCGGCGCCTTGATCCGCTTTTCGGGCGGGCGTGGGGGCGCGTAATCGTTGAACTCGTCATCGGTGAACGGCCGCGGGCGCGTCTTGCGGTCGCGATGGATGTTCGCGAGCACGCTGCACACCCGGGCCGTCCGCCGCCATTCGTCTCGTCTCCTGCCGTCGGCCATCCATACCAGCTCGCGAAGCGTCAGGGGGCCGGGATCGACCCCCACGACGCCGGCGAGTTGGTAAATCAGCTTCCAGACTTCGGCTCCAGTGATCCGATGCGGATTCGCTTCGTCAGTTCGCGGTCGATCATCCGATCGATCTCCGGATCGTTCATCCGCACGACCGCCATCTGGCACGCCTTCGTCTGGACTTGCTCCATCTTTTGCCACCCCGTCCGGCCGATCTCGCGCCGGGCAGGGGGGCAGATAAAAAAAAGCGCTTCCTCCAGGGCCATCGCGGCAGCTTCGAGCACTTCGCCGCTCATCGCTCTGCCGAAGTCGACGTCGGTGATCCCCTTGGCGTCGGCTTGCTCTTTGCAGACGACGTAGAGGGTGTCGACGAGGAGGCAGACGTCGAACAGCTTCGCCCGGAGCGTGCCGTCGAAGTAGGTTTCGAGGAAGTCGAGGTCGAGAGAAGACCGGACGCGCTTGATCGTGTCGGTGCCGATCGACACTGACCAAACGCGCCCGGCCGTGTCCTGGAATGTGCTGGGCATCACGGGGCTCCCGGAACTTCGAACCACACCGGAACGATGGCGGCCCCGGGCGGCGTGGAGCCGGGATTCGTGGCCGGGCAGGGCTTGGCCGAGACGTCAAACACCTGGGCACCCTCAAGGGCCTGGCTGTCCTGGAAGTTGAACACCTCGCACGTTGCCCGCAGCCCTTGGGCGGCGGTGTCGGTGATCGGCCCGTTCAGCACGAGGAGATCGATCGGCGTGCCGAGCAGGAAGGAGTCAAGGAGGGCCGTGAACGACGCGTCGCCGTCCTGCTGCACGATCTGGAAATCGATCGACGCGTCTTTGAGCGTGCCGATCCGCGTCTTCCATGTGCTGCCGCGGCGGCTGGCGTCGGCCTCACCCTTGGTGAGCGGCACCGTGACGTCCTTGGCGTTGACGATTTCCGTCCAGGTTGGGGTGTTGTAGGACATGGCCGTGTTTCGGTAGAGCTTGCAGTCGAGTCCGATCCTGGTCATTTGCTGTCCCTCCTTGGGGGCTTGGGTGGGGTCGAAAGGTCACTGAACGGAGTTGGCCCACAGGGCCGGGAGCCGGTCCGCGTTTTGTTGCAGGGCCGGCCCCATGAACGGACGCTTGGGGTAGGTGGCGGCGCCGCCCTCTGCCGCGACCGCGGCGCGGATGCGGCGTTTGGCCGTTTGCCGGCGGAACTTGGCCGTGTTGCCGAACGCGTCGTCGGGAGCGGATTCGATGTAGTCCAGGCTGCGATTGACCTGGGATTGCGACACGAACTTGATGTAGACCGTCTCTCCGCCGTCGCCGATTGGGCCATGCCCGCCGATTTGCAGTTTCCAGTTGGTGCCGGCGACGAGTGCGTCGGACTTTTTGACGCCCCGCATGCCGCGCGGCCGTTGTGTTCCGCCGTGCTCGTGAGCCCGGGCGACGTCGGAAATCAGGTGCGCCGCCGGGCCGATGACGACGGTGTGATCCCCTTCGACCGCATAGAGGATCGAGTTCCGCAGTGCCCCTCTGCGGGTATGCGGTGGCGTGCCGGCTTCGCTCGCGTTTTGCCGCGTCTTGATCAGCTGTTGGGCCGCGAGTCGCAGACTGGCGCCGGCGTGCCCGAGGTTCTTGAACGCCGCGCGGCGCATGGCCCGGCGGACGTCTCCGGTGCGGTTCTCGATCTTGACTGTGGCGCTCATTTCCGCCCCCCTTCGGTCCCGGCCCGGATGGCGTGCTGCAGTTCACGCTGGCCGGCGGCCAATTCGTCCAGGGTGTCGGCCTGTCGCTCTTGTGCCCGCGAGAGGGTGGAAAGCGTGTCGGATGTCGTCCGCAGGAACGTGGTATGGCTCTCGACCACGGGCACCAGCACCGTCTCGTGCAGGGCGACGGCCGCGAGCTGGCCCCACCAGCCGACCACGGCCAACACGAAGCACGGGAAACCAAACTCGCGGGCGAGCCGGAAGCCGATGTCGACGAAGTCGCGGGTTTGCTGGGTCATGGCTTGGGCTCCGTCGGGTGGCGATTGGCCCACCATCTCGCGATCAAGGCCTGGACGATGGCGGAGATCGCCCACGAGAGGATGAGCGTGGTGAAGGCGAAGCCGCATCGCTCTTGGTAGCGGCGGCCGACGCGGCGGCCGATGCGGCGGCGGGAGCCGGCGACGTGGGCGGCTGCGAAGCCGTCGAAGTTCGCGCCCATGCGCGATTCGTACAGCACTTCTTCCGCGGCGATGGCGGCCAGCGCGTCGCACCGCTCCCGGCCGAGCAGGGCCCGGCGGAGCGGGTGCGCGGCCAGGGCTTGCCATGCGACGTCGCTGGCGGCTTGAAGGTCAGCGGGCATTGCGGCACCTCCCGTCTTTGCAGTCGGCGGTCGCGCGGGCCATGGCTGGCGCCGGTTGCCCGGGCACGCTCGCGAGGAACGCCCGCAGTCGCGTGGAGCAGCTGCCGACGGTCAACCCGTCGCGCGACCCAAACAGCACGCCGGCCAGGTGACCGTTGGCGTCGAACATGGGGCCGCCAGAATCGCCGTTGCGGGCAGCGGCCCGGCATTCGACCCACTGCTGCGGATGGCGGCCGGTCGGCGCGGCGTACATGGTGACCGGGCCGGTTTGCTCGAGGTAGCGGCCGTGCGGCCCGTACCCGGCGATGGTCAGTGGCTCGCCGATCTTTGGCGCCGACGCGGCGATCGGCACGGGGTCCGCCCCCGGCCGGGCGACGGCGAGGGCGGCGAGATCCCACGCGCCATCCCATGCCAGCACGCGGCCCGGGGAGGTCGCACCGTCCGGCCACGAGACGGAAACGGCCTCGCGGGCGTCGCGGACGACGTGCCAGTTGGTCAGCACGATGGCGGTTGTGCCGCTGGCCTGGACCAGCACGCCGGAACCGGCATCGCGGACGTTCCCGCGGGCGGCGGTCACGCGGGCGACCGCCGGGCGCGGCTGGCCGGCGGCGGGCTTCGCGGGGGCCGGCGTTGCGGCGGCGACGGCCGGCATCGGATCGGCGACGGTCCCGGACCCGGCGCAGACCGGGCACGGGAACCGGACCGGCCCCGGGCCGACCATGCGATCGCCGCGGCAGTTCCCGCAGTCGGCGGCGACGGCGAGGGCGGCGACGGAAGCGAACAGGCACGCGAGGATCGGGGATTTCATGGGGTTTCGGCCGCTGGCCGGCTCCAGTCGTCGGGGAGGGTGCAGCTGGCGATCGCGAACGACCCCCGCCAGGCCGATCGGGCGGTCCGCTCGGAGTCGCCCCGCACGATGTCGTAGGAGTCTGGGTAGGCCATGACGCGCTGCCCGTGGATCCACCGGCACCACGGCACCGCGTGGCCGTTGCGGCCGACGGACACGGCCATCCCGTGCAGCACGAGGCAGACGGCTTGCTCGTAGCTCTCCGGGAAAATCACTTCCAGCGGCCGGAAGTGGCGAGCGGTTTCCTCCCATCCGGCAGGGAACCGATTCAGAGCCACCCACGAATCCCCAGATTGGTTTTCGTTCCCTCGGCCGCTCGTACCGGGCAGCGTGTGCCGGAAGCCGTATTCGGCGGGCTGGAGGCGGTCCGGGAGCATTCCGCGACGGACGGCGATTTCGAGCACGGCCCGCACGTTGGCCCCGCCCCACTGCCGCGGGTTGGCCTCCGCGTAGACCGACAGCGGCGACAGCCAGACGGACCCAAA